TACTCTTAAAAGGTTTGCCATGATTTTTTTTTAAAGGTGAAGCAAATATACAAAATTTATTGACTGATATATTTTTCAAGCGTAGCCATTACTTCAGCTCCTTCTTCGGTTAAAAAATAAGAGCTAACCGCTTCATGGGCATCTTGGCCGGCCGGAATAATAAGCAATTTTGACTTATTATTGGTCAAATTGTAATGAACAGCGTTTCTTTTTACAACAAGAGCCCCATAGTCAAATAGGCGGGCGACCAAGCCATCATGAGCGACATTTGGGTCGTTGACGATTGACAAAAACTCTTCTGGATTGTTTTTTGCATAAACAATGATGTCCCGCTTTAACTCTTGGGTACTAATCCGAGAAGGGTCAACACTGAGAGCAATCCGGGCAATATTCTCCATCATGGCATAATCGATTGTTCTAGCCTTAGCTAAAGCATCGGCCTCAAGCTCCAACCAATCAAGCTCCTTTTGAGCGTCTTTCTTGTTGTCAACCTCAACAAAGACCGGCCCATTGTCGGGATGTAATTCTAGAAATTTTTGAAGAACAGGGTTTGAGTCCTCGACTTTTAAAAAACCATCTTCAAAAATGATAGGTTCAAGAATAAAATTTCCATCTTGTTCATCAACAAAAGGGCTCTTTTGGTTTCGAGCGTAGCGTAGCTCGCGATTGACCTTGCCGTCAAAATGGTAAAGTCTTTTTGCTGTCGTGTTTCTGCTTGCGAGCATAAAGCTCATAGGCGCAGCGCCTCCGGTTAGTTTATAGATTTTAAGCATTTGATTTGAATTTAAAGGTTAAAAAAATAAAGGAGGGGGTGTTCAAACACCCCCCCCTTCGGTAATCTTTTAGGCCCGGAACAAGAAGAAGTTGTTCGAACCAAGTGTACAAACACAACGCTCAGACAGGTAGTGGACCTCCATTGCGTCAAGGTCGCTTGTTGCAGCGCCACCGGCAGAACCAGTTGCCCAAGTTTTGAACTTCCTGTCTTCTGACTCTGTTTGACGATAACGAACGTGCAAGAATGGACGCTTGGCGTTCTGACCCATCACCTGGTCATAAACATTGGTAGAGCCGGCAGGAACAAGCATTCCATTAATTGCGCCACCAACAGTACCGCTTGCAGTACCTTGACCACGCATAGTTGGGTCATTCAGGTATTTCCAGTCGGTTTTGTAGAAGTCATAACCACGGCGGAACCCACGGAAACCAAGGTTCAAAGCCATCTGTTCGCTGTTGTTAAACAGACCATAAGATGTTCCACCGGTTCCATAAGAGTTCTGAGCAGCCAAGAAGTCATCCATAGCAAAAGAAGCAGCGCGGTTTACGAACAAAGCATTCTCCTCGATAGCACCCTGTTTGTCAAGACGCTGAACAATGGCATCAAAGTCAACAAGGCTAGTAGGATAACCTCCGCTGAACACGTTCCCGTTTGCAGCTACCTCAAAAAAAACACCTTTTGTACCTTTCAAAGAAGGAGAAGCGCCAATAGCCCCAGAGCCAGCCCCGGCAGGAATCGCCTCAAGCATGGAAGACTCTAGGTAATCCTCAAAGCGAAGACGGGTTTCGTGCTCGGCCTTCATGTACCACAGGTATCCGGACGCTCCGTTTTCGGTGGTGACTTCAACCCAGCCAATCTGGGTCATGTCAGAACCGGTTACGGTAAATTTGTCCTTCAAAATAATAGGGCTATTGTCCTTGAAGATGTCAAAAGACTGAACGGACTGCTGCATTCCAAGTTGTCCTTTTGCAAACTCAGAACCATATACCCACAAAGTCCAGTTAGCGCTAGCAACAGGAAGTCCACCCGCTTCATAAAAAGCAACAGTAACAGTTGCAGCGGCAACGGCCGTTACAACAGCGTGAACGACGTTCGTTCCGTTTTCTTGCTGGCAGATAAGTGTTTGACCAACACGAATACCATTTACGTTGTTTGTTCCTGTTCCGCCCAAAAGAGGGTTGTTTGTAGGAGTTTGATACTGAGTCGTAACAATAGTGAAGACAGCGGTGCTATCGGCAGCCGCCGCCGTAGTGGTACAGCCGGTATATTTAACGTGAAGACGACCTTGCTCTGCCCACTTGATAAGGTCAGAGGCGCAGGGCATTTCAGCACCTACCATACGCAAGAATCCTGAGATACTACGATTACCATAGCGCTCAAATTCTGCTTCATAGATGTCTGGCAAATACTGATTTAAAAAGTTGAAATTAGAACTATCGATGTAGTTCGTGGCGGTTACTTGCCTATTAATACTGGGCTGTAACGCAAAAGTTGGAGAAGATAAAACTGGCATTTTTAAGAAGTTTTAAAGGGTCTAATTTTTAATCCCATTCCTGACGATGTTGGGCTTACATCTGCAACTTTGACTCCTCCGGTTGTTGTAACTGGCTGTCCGCAAGATCGAATATCCATGTTGATATTCTTGCTTCTTTTTGCCATGTCTTCCGTAGCAGCGGCTACGCCTTGCTCGTAAAAGAACTTCGCAAACTTATCTGGATTCATCGCGATTGAAAGAGCCTTGTGATAACCAGCAGCATCTTTAATCAATCCCTGCTCATCAATAAACTTTGAGATAAGGTTTACCGGAGTAGAGTTTTGACTTTTGATTTCAGAAGCTTCACCGGGCATGAAAGTGTACTTTTTTTCACCGATGCCGAACTCAAAACCTTTGAACTCGGGTGAGAAAAGTTCTTCCGTCTTTTTTTGGAACCACTCTCCTTTCCGCTTTGCCTCTTGCTGCTCGCCATTGGCTCTGTCGAGGTACTCTTTGTATTGTTTATACTCTGGCGATTCTTCGGGCAGGCTCCCTCTTGACTCAAGCGGAACCTTGTATTGCTCTTTTAAATCGTTAAAGTACTTTTTTGCTTTTGCTAATTCCCTTTTCTTGGCGGCCTTTTTCTTTTTGACATCCGACTCTTGGTCTAAGTCTTCATCGTATCCAAACTTGTCAGCTAGGATTCCGACGGCGTCTTCCCGGTCTAAATACTCTTCCTGGGCTATGGTGTAGTCCAAAAGAAGTTGGTCGGGGTCAGCCGAGTCAAAGTCTTGATTGAGCTTCATGAAATCGCTAATTCCCCGACCGGTCTCTTTCTTATATTTAAGAAATGTAGACACGTCCTCGGGTAATTGCTCTGGCTGTTGAGGCGCAACAAGAAGGTCGTCAATAGAGGAAACCTCTTTTTTGTACCTTTCTTTAATAAATGAAAGAACGTCACCCTCTTCGATACTTGGTTTTGCAGCGGGCTCCGGGGCGGGCGGAGTCTGCTGTTGTTGTTGTTGTTGCGCCTCAAGCTGAGCTTGATTTTGCTGTTCCTTTTCTTGAATAGACGGTTGCCCAGCTGAATCAAGTGCTCTGACTTTAAATTCACTCATAAGATTAGATTTAGTTGCAAAGATATAAAAAATTAACGAGGGCTAAATTCGGCCAAATCAAAGCCATCTAAGCTGTCCTCGTTTGATTCAAACCTCATTGGTGGAAGGTTGTTTTTGCGTTGGTCAATCAGGCTAGATTGCTGCGTGTTTTGAAGCCCTATACGTTTTGCCTTTTCCCTTTCCCGGGCAGCCTCTCGTTCGGACAGCGTTTTGCCCTGCATTTCAGCAAGTTGAATATTATACTCAAATTCACGCTGCATCAGCAAGCTCTTTGCTTCAACCTCGGCCTTCATCCGCTCAATTTCAAAGGCCACTTCCGCTTGCTTAACCTTCATGTCGGCCTCAGCCTGCGCGTTAACTTTCATCATGGTTGTCTGAGCAGCCATACGTTGAGTCTCCATGTTTCCTTGAATAGCCATTTGCTGCTTTTGCATTTCGTTGGCCTGAAGATTCTCAAGATTCTTACGGCGCTTCAGTTTGAGCAACTGATTGGCCATCTTGATGTTCTTTATCTCACGAATGTCAATCGCGTCTTCAAGATTGATGTCCCCCTTTTGTAGGGCCATCTGAATATTGGCCTCCATTTGGCTTCTCTCTTCTTCGTCCGGAGCGACCTCAATGAATATGCCAAAGTCATAAATGTACAAGTCCTTAATTTCATCAAGCAACGCGACATTGTAGCGACCTATCTGAGAAATAAACTCTTCCTTAAACGGAGCATACTCAAGCACATCCGAGATTCGGCATGTTAAAGCCTCCGAAAGACTTTTCGTTATGTACACAGACGCATCCAAGATGTGTCGTGTTGCCGTGTTGGAGTTCATTGCGGCAAGCTTCTGCACGCCGACCAACGACCGAGAATCCGGAACTGTACCGTCCCTCGCTTCATTAAGACCGGTTACGGCCCTAATCATTCCCAGATAATGGTTATAGTTCCCGATAAGAGCCGCCATTTTTTGCTGGCCGGAACTCGAGTTAAGCTCCTGAATTGGAATCCGGGCATTGTTGAACTCGCCATCTTGAGTATAACTACGCCCTACGACGCTACCTGTTTGGAAGTAAAGCCTCAAGGCGTCCTCTGGATTGTATGCCTGGCCGTTCCCAAGGTCAACATCGTTGACACCATCGGCATCAAGAAAGACACCATCTGGAACCATACGAGCAACTACTTGCTGAAGCTTCAGGTGCGTCAGCTGAATGAGGTCTGCAAACGGAATCATCCGGCGTACTAAGGACTCAATGTTCCCTTTGTACATCCTTGGAGCGCATGCTACATAATTTGGAACGGCATTCTGAGATGCGGACTTAGGACGGACCATGTTTTCCATCACCTGCCATTTAAGCACAATGTTGGTCCCCATAACCATAATGCCCTCATACCAAACGTCAATAGTCTTTGTGACGCGCTCGAACCCCTGCTCCTCCATCATTTCTTCGGGAGGATTAAAGTTTTCGTCCTTCTCGATTATTCTTTCTCCGCCGTTGTCAAGCTTTTTCTTTTTGTAAACAAACGTCTTAGTGGTTTTGTAATTAAAGAAAAGAAGTGTAGCGGTATCGCTTTTAAAAAGGCTATTGTCATAAAATTGAGATACATTATAGTAATCGTACCAAGACTGACTGTACTTGGATATTTCTTCAAGCTGCTCATTATTTAAACTCGGCTTCATTTTTACGAGTTCCGTTAACGGAACCGTTTTGATTTCTCCCCAATAAAAGCAATCCCTAAAATAAGGGTCTTCGGTATAGCTGTAAACTACGTTTGCCGGGTCAACATACTCAACCCGTATGCCGTCACCGGGATAGAATTGGTGCTTGCATATCCCTATGCCCAAAACAGTAAGGTCGTAGTCAACCCTCTTTCTTAGGTCGCTATACCGATTGTCCTCCAACACAGTAGAAATAGCCTCTTCCTCCGCAATCTCAATAGCCGGCTTGTAGTTGAGCTGCATGTAGAGTTGCAGCTCTTGGTCGTTTTCCGGCAAGTCTTCCGGGTTAATGGCGAATCCATTAATGCCCATGTTTTTCTGAAGACTCATAAACAACTCCTTGCCGGCCATCTGAGTTTCAATCATGTCCTGATACCGGTTTCTCCGAGAAGAAGACATGCCGTCTTGGGCAAAAGCCTTAATCTTGAAAAACCTGTCTGACATGCCGTTTACAACGATGTCAACGAATTTTGGCAAAATAGGAACCGGCGTCCAGTCTAGATTTAAATAGGACAAATCCCCATTTACGGACATCTCGTTCTTATACTTTTCAACCGATTGCTCACCCCTTGCGTAAAGTCTCAAATGATGAAAGTCTCTCCATTGAGAATAAAATCTACCGGAGCGAGAGTCCTTTCTAAACCATTCGTACTGAATGGCTTGCCCAATCCTTAGCCCAAACGCCTCCGTATTCTTTTCCGCGTCAGAAACAAACTGATTAGGGAAGTACTGCGCGTTTATGATGGGCTGAATGTCGCTCATTTAGTTATGATTTGGCTTAATCGGCCGGAGTTGTTATATCGCGTAAAGTTAACACTTATTTTGGAGCTCTTCATTTCAGGCACATACAAGTGTTTTTGCGTT